CGTTTAACAGGTTGGAGGGGCACCCTAGGGTGCCCTCACTCCTTTTTTGTTGTGGGTCCTGCAAATATTGGATCTGGGCTTACAGTGTGCTTGCACACTGGCCTTACGATCCTCATGAAGGTCCCTTTCTATCTCGCCCTCCTATAAGACATCCCCTTTTGGGGGTATCCTAGTTGGATTGCTGTTAGTTTGGTATCGCTAATTTGACGCCGTTCCAAATTGATCTTAAAGTTAGATCTCTTTGCATTGGCGGTCCATTCAACACCGGAGACGGAACTAATCACGTTCTTTGTCCGGGTATGAAGTTCCAGAAACGTTTCCATTGAGCCGGTGTCGACCAAAAAGGTCACATCCTCAAAGGTTGCGTCAAACATAGGGATAATCTGTGCTATGACATCCTCGGTGTTCTCGAACCCCGCGGAGGTCATTTTGATCAAGTCATGGCAAGATATCTGAAGTACCGTAACGCCTGGCACACGGTGCTGTGCTTTTCTTAGCATAGCGGCGTCGTCAGTAACAACCAAATACAGAGCGGTTTCCATCAGTGCGATTTGTTGGATGATTAGAGGGTCATCCTCTATGATATCCGGAGGAGGGAGGTCGAACTCCTCCCCCTCAACGATTGCCATCCTGGCACCGACGAACCATTCGTATAGGTCCTGTCCGGCCTCCTCATACCTAGATGTGGGAGTCCGTCTCAGTCCAAATTTCTTTATAAGAGGGAAGTCGACGTTGGTCACCCTTAGTGGGTTTCCAGCCTCAATTTCCGTGATTGCGCTTTGCTCGTATAGATCCTCCGCTATCTCCCCACGGAGATGGAACGGTCGGTTTCTATACATGTCTTTGAACTTCTGAAGCTTCTTCAGTAGTTCTTCGTCGTCTGGAAGATCTTCCTCTGAATACTCATCAAACTCGGTTTTGACTGCCTCCAGCAGATCGATGGTTTTGCCCTCGAGCTGGTTCAGCCGATCCTGGAACATATAATAGCGGGTGATCTTACTCTCAGGTATCAAATACCCGAGTGAGACCAGCTTAGTTAGTACGTTTCCAGGGAACAGCTTATGTTGCTCTCTGGTTACAATGATCTGATCGCGGATTGGATCGTCCGGGGGAATAGTCCTCCTTTCGACCCAAGCCTCACCATTGAAGTGCTTGGATTCGTGTACAGTCCCTCTTAGGAGTTCGGACTGTTTGCCTTCGAGTACCATCCGTATAGTGTGGTAGTAGACCCGGGCAATTCTCGGGCTACTTCTACGAATGATTGTGAGCATGGTAATGGGCTCCCAGTTGTAGGGCATTTTGCCTACACCGTATATCTGCCGAGGCAGAAACATGGGATCTGGGAGGTCCACCGTTGCCAGTGAAATATCCTGGATTGCACTTGCAACCGAGAAAATCGGGTGCAGGGGCGATCGCTCCAGTTTATATATATATTCCTTCTCTTTCCCCATTAGGGTTATTTTACCCTTGGGGTCAGAGGAGAAATCGATTCTATCCTTCGCTGTTTGTAGTATGAGCCTAAGTTTAGGCACATCCAAATAAGGGAGGAGTTTATGATTCCCAGTCCGCATGGCAACACGTACAGTGTTGGATTTGTGTACCGGGATGTGGAACCATTCCTCGCAGTAGGTGCCCCAGTCTTTGGTAACGAAGGTGTCGGCATCTGAGGTTTCGTAACCTAACATGGCCGCAGCCTCCGAGTGTGCAATTGCATACTCAGGGTCTGACATAACGGCGGTCGTATCGTCGCCGTTGCCTTCCTCTATCGCATGGGCGCGGGTCTTTAGAACCGCGTACGTGTGACAAAGAGGGTGAGCCAATGATAAGCAACTTTTTGTCAGCGGGTCGCCCATCGGAATTCCTCTATTGAGGATACCAACGAGCTTCCCCTTGACATGAAGCCTCTTCTTTCCCAGCCAGTAAAACTTGACCATGTCAAGTTCCTCCTGGGGGAGTCCTAGTCTCTTTAATAGGTCACCCATCGACCACCACCCCATTGCGTGGGTGGGGCCGTCGGTGGCCTTCTTCCAATCGGTAGAGAACATCCATTTTCCAATCCTAGGATTGAAAACGAATTCGAACTCTTCCTCATCATAATGGTAACCTTCAATGGACTTGAATCCAAGCTTTGCGGCTTGGAGACCGTTCCGGAGGTTGCGGATACACTTCAGTAGGTGTATTGTTATATGAGAGTACGGCTGCAGGACAGATTCCTTCCAGAAACTGCCCGACGTCACGACTCTCGCTTTCCCGTTCTCGCGAACGGCGGCAACATTTACACCTAGTAGGTCATTGTGGTTGGACTTGTCTTGCCACAACTCCTTTCCCCTCGCGTACGCGAAGTTTCCGAGTGTCCCGGGCACCATCTCCCTAAGTTCGGGGATGTGGATGTCTAGGTCTTGGACGTGTTCAGAGAGGTAAGCGAACTTACCACCCTTCTTCTTGCTCGATTCGAAGCAGGCAGAAGAGCTAGCTGATATCTTAAATTCAGGGTTCATACCAAGTTTTGTCTCACGGACGAGCTTGCTAAGAACAATATCTTTTGCGGTCTCCATCAGAGAGTCCGGTTCAAACGAGCCGGTGTCCTTGACATTGTCGAGGAACTCTTCAATGGCTTCCGCAGCCATTTTAGAGTCTGCCAGTCCCGTGGCGCGTGTTTGTGAAAACATTGCAACACGGAGGATGGCAGACTTAGATCTTTTACTCTTAATACTGATATTATTCAGGAGTCTTACTAGAGGCCCTGCGAAGCTGTAGCTTCGCAGCTGGCAGTCTGTCAGTTTGACTTCAGAATTCTCAAGGTACTGCTTCTTGACTGACTTCCTGAGGGTCTTTAGGCCCTTGGCATAGGAAGCGTAGTTATGGAAGCATCCCATGAGGACACTGTTAATCAGCCTGTCTGACTGGGTGTACCCGTCAGTGAAGTACTCAGGGTGGGCGAAAATGAGGGAGGTCAACACACCGTCCGCGGTGTTGAGAGCCTCTCTCACGATCCCCCGCCCCTTCTTTGTCATTGCAAGTTTCTTCACCTTATCCTTACCGGATTTGGGTAGTCTCTTGTACCAGTATGTTCGTGTGGCCAAGAGGGCGATAAATCGCTCCCTTGAGCACATGAAGAGATTCGTTCTGCGTCCCTCTGTATCCCTAAGTTTAGGGCTCCAGAGGGATTCGCTATCATAGAACCATACGATGTTCGACGTTTGACCGTCACGCACCGCATTGGTAAGGAGTCCCGTTACCTCGGCCCATTTGGCCTCAGTAAGGGGACGTGATCCTACGGTTCTTTCATGGAGTGTCTCCGGCCCCGTCAAACGTAAGTTAGACGTAAGGGGTAGACAGCTTTGTGGGAAAACCGGCATAACAAGTAATGCAG